TCAAGCAGAGAGAGCGGCCAAAGGTCAGTACTCTGATTGTGGTGGTGGAGCTCAACATACATTTCAAGACTGGGGTTGGGAATATGACGATATTGGCAATCCGGTATTTAAAGAATGGTGTCTAAATATGTACAGTGTTGAATCAACACCTTGTTACGCAGAACGAGTAAAAAGTGAATCAAGTCTTAATGATTATCACTTAAGAACTAAACCTCAACCTATGACTAGGGAAAGATTTATTTGGACTATGCAAAAAATGAAACTTCCTAAAGAACAACAAGATGAACTGCTACAATATAGAAATAAACTGCAAACAAATGCAGATATAGGGATAGGTGAAGAAGAATGAGATGGTCTTTGATAAATGATGTTGCTGGTAAAAAGTATGACACAACTTTTGAAGCAGTTCAATTTTATGCAAATTTAAAATCAAAAGACTATGCAATCAAGTTTTTAAATATTCTTGTTGATAATGTTTATTTATTACAAGAAGATACACAAATGTTTGTGATAACTCCAGAACTTGATTATGTAGATGTCTGTTCTTCTTCTTTCGGTGATTATTTACAGATATGTCAAGCCAAAGCTATTTTGGAATTAGAAAAAACTATTCCACAACATATAAAAAATGATTTGTCTGACAAACAAATATCTACAGTAATTCAAAATTTATATCAAGAAAGAGATTTTGATTTTTGGAACTTGAGTAAAAACAAAAGAGAAGCATTTCTTAAAAGCACACTATGGTGTTATGACGATGAATTGCTAGCTATTCAGACAGCCATAAAAGCTGTAATGATGGAATTAGTTGCTTATCACCTTTATATGCAAAAAGAAGAAGGGACTATGGTCAATGTTTCTGATGTTGCAACTTTTTTGAAAGATATGATAGAAACGCAAAAAGAATCATCTATGCCTACAAGAATGGATGACGCACCAGAAATGACTGATGAAACTTTAGACCTTATATCTTCTTCCTTATGGCAAGGAGAAGATAAATATATTAGTTTAATAATTGACTATATTTTAAAATAAGGTATAATACTAGGTAGTAGGTAATTATGGATTACTCGGTTGTCATTTCAACCCTGTATCGCTAACCGATGGGAGCGAAGCCCACTACTACCACTTAAGATAGAAGGAGAGATATGAATAAATACAATATTCAATTTCTAGGTCAAAAACAATATATTGCTAGAGACTTAGATGAAGCAAGAAAACTAGCTATGAGTGACTTAAAGTATGTTCATCAAAGCTTAGGTTTATCTATAAATGGACATATGGATTTAGGTCCAGTTGGCGAAGTAGATTTAGACTTAGCAAATGATGAACAACAACTGGAAGAGCTTGAAGAAGAAGTAGCAAGAGTTGATGAAATACAAGCTGATTTAAAAGAGCAGTTATATAAAAGCGAGGAGGAGTAATGTCTGACCCAAGAGTAATTAAAGTAACTTTTGCTATTACTGGCGAAATAGAAATATTTGACCACGGTGACGACTATGTTACTTTTCGTAACCAAGATGAAATGAAACGTTATGACAAGAAACACGCAAAGCGTATCATTGAAAGAAATATCACTAATAAAGGTTTGGAAGCATATGAGTATAGAATTCAAACAAAGTCAAGAGATATGACTGAAGATGATTTTCCTCAAATGAAGGAACCTGTTTCTAATGAGCCACCGTTTTAGTGTTATAATGTCAAAGGTATGTGAAGAACACGAGTTGCAAATTGTGACAAGTTGTATTTACTGTGAAAAGGAAAAATAATGGAATATAAAGTATTAGGTGGCACTTGGGAGAAAAGTGAAACTCCAAGGAAGCACGAGTTAGTCCTAATGAAAATTTACGAACTAGAAAGTTTGCATTTTATTAATGCAATAGGTGAACCTTCAAAATTGAAACATCCAAATGAACACGCTCAATGGACAATTCAACATCAAGCTTTAGAAGAAACAATAAGAGTTATGACTCTTAACTTAGAAAATTTAGATTTAAACTTAGACGAGATAATAGAATCATATGTCTCGTTTGAATCCGAAGAAGATTAATTATTAGGCCGTGTTGCGGAACAGGGCCTATACCCACCAACAGGCAACTGCTGATGGGGACGATATGAGAGGGTATAATACATAGTATGTCGGTTGTGACTGAGGCAACTCATTCACGCTCACCGATACCCTCCCATCGTCGACTCTCTTCGGAGAGTCGTATCTAAAAAGACTAAATAATTTTTTTAATTATTACTTGACAATTATTATATAATATGTTATAGTAATTATATATGAAAAATAAAAACTACAAAAACAAAACAGAGAAAGGAAACATTATGAAGAATAATTGTCCATATTGTAAGTCACCTGTTGAAGGTCGAATTGCAATGGCTGGAGGTATGCTCGAAGTTGACGGCATTGTCGTTAGGGTTGAGGAGACAATTCATTTTTGGTGTGAAGACTGCGGTGATGGTGTTTACGTTCAGAAATAAATATTTATAATTTGACAAATAAATCATTGTATGGTATATTTAAATTAACAAACAGAAAGGTATTTATGTATAAAGAAGAAATGATGAGTTTTGAATTTGATATAGTTAAAAATTCAAGAACAGATATAGCACCTTACTATCACACCCAAGAAGTTGTTGGTAGAGATAGTGTAGAACTCAACGTATTTGGATATAGCAATCCTTACGAAGTTTACTGGAAGTGGGCATCTAAAGCTCAGAGAGATTACACAAAAGAACACAGAACAGATGCTAGAGATAGTTTTATTTTTAGAGAATGGTCAGTTGGTGAAGAAGAATAATTATAAATAAACTTGACAATTTCTGGGTAGTATGATATAGTTATATTATCCACGAAAAAGGGAGAACTAGCCAAAAGCAGCCCCAATTGCTGAGGCTAGTTTTTTCTAAGGAGATTTATGTTTTACTTAAAAAAACAACAATGGTTAGACGAGGATACTTTAAAGCTCATTAAGAGAAGAGAAAGAATAATGAATGAGTTAGAGGATATAGAGATGAAATTGAATATTATAAAGGAGGAACCTTGTCAGCCAAATATACAGACAAACAACTAAAGCTATATAGCCAATGTGCTATTTCTAAATGCAGTAGACCTATGCAACCAAATAACGAGGGCGGCTTAGACGTTCGTGTTAGTGGTGGTTATGGTGACTTCATTGATTGTTACGATGGAGACATCGATACTTTCAGATTGTGCCACAAGCACTCTCATCAATTTGCTAATTGGTTAAATAACCCAGAAGTACTTTCAATGTACTGGGGCCATAGCCACGCAGGTTATGAGCCGGGTTTTTGGTTCGGTCATCCAAGCTGGGAACAGCGTACTTGGTTATCTTACCTAAATATATTTTTTCATAGTTGGTATAAGCAAGGCTGGAAAACAGCTAAATATTATCTAAGGGAACAATTGCGTTCCCATAAAAACTGGTCACGGGTCGATATTAACGACCACAGTACTAAAGTCCAATGGGGCAAGTACATAGGTCAATTTTTCTTTTTAGATAATCACAGTAAAGGTTTCTTTTATGGACTTGTTCGCAAGTTTCAAAGTAAACTTTTTACTCTTGCTAAAACCTATCATCGTAAACATAGCTCGTTGTATAACGAGATTTGGTCAAAAGCTATCAATGGCGAATTGTCTGAATCTGAAAAAGCTTATTTAAAAGACTTAGGTTTAGCTCTAAAGCACTATGAGGATAGTGAAGAGGAGTAGTTGTAACAGAAAAGTCGATGTTTTGGTAGCCAAGCAAATAAAGGTTAAAAAACACCGACTTTTCACACATAAAAAAAGAGAGATTCTTTTATATATGCAGTATATTATAGTGCTATTCTATTGATATGCCAAGAGATATTCTTGAAGATGTCGCTGAAGTACAAGAAAAAGTATTTGTAATTGATTTCCCAGATTTACACGAAGCACAACAAGTAGTAAGAGATGACCCGTCACGATGGAAAATTTTATGTGCTGGACGTAGATTTGGTAAATCTAGACTTGGTGTACAGCTATGCATTGAACAAGCTTTAGAGGGTGGTAGAGTTTGGTGGGTTGCACCTACTTTCTCTATTGCAAGAGTTGGTTGGCGTGATGTAGTTGCTGCTGCGTCAGTTTTTCCAAAAGAATCTGGAGTTGATGTAAAGGTCGGCGATATGACTGTTACATTTCCGGGTGGTGGTTCGATTGCAGTTAAATCTGCAGATAATCCTCAAAGACTTCGTGGTGAAGGCCTTAACTTTCTTGTTATGGATGAGGCCGCTTTCGTTAGAGAAGAAACTTGGACTGAAGTACTTAGACCAACACTTACAGAAAATAAAGGTTCTGCTTTGTTTATTTCAACACCAATAGGTATGGACAACTGGTTTTATAGACTATGGGAAAAGGCAGATGTTACAGAAGATTGGGCAAGATTTCAATACCCAACAGTAGCAAATCCAATTATTGACCCAAAAGAAGTTGAATCAGCTAGAGAAGAGTTAGGTGAATTAGTTTTTGCTCAAGAGTATCTTGCAGAGTTTATATCTGAAGGTGCTCAAATGTTTAGAAGTCACTGGTTTAATTATTACAAACTAGGTGTTGGTAGTCTTTGGGTTGATGGAGAAAAACTTGACATCAATAAAGATTTAGTAAAATTTGCAACAGTTGACCTAGCAGCATCTACTAAAGAATCTGCAGACTACACAGTTATATCTGTTTTTGGCCATCACTTAGAATCTGACAGAATGTTTATGTTAGATATGCACAGACAAAGGTTAGAAGCACCAGACATTGTTCCTGCTATTAAAAGAATGATTGGTATCCATAATTTAGAATGGGTAGGTATTGAAAAAACAGGTTATCAATTAGCAATAGTACAGTTTGCAAGAAGAGAGGGTTTGAGAATCAAAGAATTAAGGGCTGATAAAGATAAGCGTTCACGGGCACTTCCTTTGTCTGCTAAGATGGAGAGAGGACTAGTGTACTTTCCTAAAGACCAAGAATGGGTCAGTGAAGTTGAAAGGGAACTTTTGACTTTTCCGGTAGGTGTTCACGATGATATTGTTGACACCTTAGCGTACGCTTGTCTGGAAAGTGCAACTAAGAGAAAATGGGAAGCTTATTAAATGGCTGAAAAAAGTTTTTACAGAAGAGCTGTAGATTATCTACAGAAACCACCCGAAAGATTAGAAGTTAAAAGAGGACCCTTAGACAAGTACGAACAAGTACAAGGTTCTGTTTTTGGATACAATACACAATCTGGATATTTCCCTAATAAATTAATTGAAGATATGGGAGATGGCTTAGGCAATTCTGCTGTTGTGGCCTGTCTTAATGTTTTGGCAACTTCATTTGCCGAAGCACCACTTAAAGTTTACGAGAAAACAGAAAATGGTAGAAGAGAAATCAATAATCATCCAATGGAAATTCTTATGCAAAGACCTAATGAATTTATATCTGGTTCTGTTCTTTCACATTATTTGGTTACATCACTTTCAGCTCACGGAGATGCATTTTTATTAAAAGTAAAAAATCAAAGCGGACAAGTTGTTCAATTAATACCCTTGATGCCAAGTTATGTAAAAGTAAGAGGTAATTCTAAAGAATTAATTACACACTATGAATATTATGCAGTACAACAAAAAAATTCATTAAATCCAGATTATGTCGAATTACCAAGAGAAAATGTAGTTCACATTCGTCAAGGTATGGACCCAGACGACCATAGAAGAGGTTTTTCACCACTACGTTCGGTTATGAGAGAATTAGCTGGTGATGAAGCAGCAGGACAATTTGCTGTTGCGTTGTTGCACAATATGGCTGTACCCGGAGTTATCTTAAGTCCAAAAGATGACTCTATGGGTGGGCCTTCTAGAGAAGAAGCAGAAGCAATAGCTCAAGCATTTAAAAATAAATTCTCTGGTGCTAATAGAGGTGCACCAATGATTATGACTGGAGCAATGGATGTTGATGTCTTATCCTTTACACCAGAACAATTGAATCTAAAAGCACTAAGAAGACTACCAGAAGAAAGAGTATCTTCTGTATTAGGTGTGCCAGCCATACTTGCTGGATTGGGAGCTGGTCTTGATGCTGCTACTTACAACAATACAAGAGAACTAAGAGAATTCTTTACTGAACAAAAAATGATACCTCTTTGGAGTGCCGTTGCTTCTGAATTAACTCATCAGCTACTTCACGAAGATTTTGAAAATGATAATTACAATATTTCAGCTAATTATGACTTAGATATGGTTAGGGCTCTTTCATCAGACAGACAAGACTTAATTAAAACAATGAATTCTGGAGTTCAAGGTGGTTTTGTGACAATAGGAGAAGCTAGACAATCATTAGGTCTAGATGCTACAGATTCACACAACGTTTATTTACGACCTTTGAATATGGTTGCTGTTGCAGAAGGTGATACAGGAATCGTTGTTCCGGAGACTCAAGAAGAAGAAAAAGCATCTCTTAATACAACAAGATTTCAACCAGAAGTTCGTAGGACTAGAAGAGTTATAGGAAAAAGACCTAAAAAAAAGAAAAGCATTATTGATGTAAGTATGGAATTCAAATCATCAGAAATACCATTTGATTTTGAGATTGGTGAAAAATCAGCTATTTCAGCTAAAGTAAAAAAAGTTTTACAGAAAAAAGTAAAAGACCACAATGCTAAAAATCCTAAGTATAGAGCTACTTATGGAATGCTAGCTGCAGTTTTCAGAAGAGGTGTTGGTGCTTACAGAACATCTCCGGGTTCAGTGAGAGGTAATGTAACTTCAGCAACTCAGTGGGGCGTAGCCAGAGTAAATGCTTTTATAAAAGGATTAAAAGGCCGTTTCCCTAGAAGTGCTTTTGATAGAGACTTACTTCCATCTGGACATCCGCTCAGTTCTAAAAAATCCGCAACTAAAGCCACTTCAGTTAAAGTTGGTGATGCTGTTTCTTGGTCAATTAATAAAGACCCAGACCCACCATCAGTAGTTCACGGTATAGTTTCATCAGTGAATACCTCTAAAAAAGAAGCAACTATGAGAGTTTGGGCAATTATGCCTAATGGTTCTCACCAAAGAACAGACAGAGATGTTACAATGCCTTTTTCAAGATTAAGAAAAATTAAAGATTGGAGAGATTCAAAAGCTCCAAAAGATATAACTAATTTTCCGGGAAGTGGTGATAATCAAAAAATAACACTATCTAATTCTAAATTTCCACAATTTCCAGATTTTGATTATGTAAAAGACTTAAAAGAAAACTACCCAAAGATATGGAGAAGAGCTGGTACAGGCGGTAATCCTCCAACATCTTTTACAGGTAATGATGCTTTTAGGAACTGGACTAAATACAAAGGCGGAGATAGAAGTGGTTCAGTATTATCTTGGGTAAAACGCAGAGAAAGATTTATGAATCGTCATCAAGGTAATACAAGATTAAATGGAACAATAGCAGTTATGAAATGGGGCGGCGTTACTAAGTCTGGTGTTTCTGCAATGAAGAAGATTGTCAACGAGCAAAAGAAAAAAGAAGATGCTAGAAATAAGAAGGTATCTGAACTTATCGCTCATAAGGACAATTTGACAAGCTAAAATATATAATGATATATGAAAGAGGATATAGATAGTAATGAGTGAAAATCACAAAGTAAACAAATCTATAGAGTTTAAAACTGTAGATGATGAGAAAGGTGCAGTAGAGGCTGTCTTCTCAGTATATAACAATTTAGATAGTGATGGAGATGTTGTAATTCCCGGAGCTATCAAATCTGGATTTAAAGATAATCAAGTACCGATGGTCTTTGCCCATAAGTGGGACCAGCCAATTGGAAAAGGCGTCATAGAAACAGATGACGATAAAGCTATATTTAAAGGAAGTTTCTTTATGGGAACTGAGGCTGGCAAGGAGGCTTACAATCTAGCCAAGGAAATGGGCGACTTACAAGAATGGTCATTTGGTTTTAGAATTAATGATTACGAAGTTGCACCATTTACTAAAGATGGTTCAGATGAAGTAGATGCAAGATATTTGAAAGACTTAGAGGTCTTTGAAGTATCTCCAGTTTTAGTCGGTGCTAATAGAGAAACTTATACACTAGCAATAAAGTCTGGTGAAGAAGCTATCTATGAAAGCTCAAATGTTGACGAAGAAAAAGCAGCACTTGATAAAGATGTATTTGATAATCCAGCAGAAGCTATGGAAAGGTCAAAAAAATTATCTTGTGATATTGGAGTTCACACTCACGAAGTTGACGGAAAAAATGTTTTTATGCCTTGCAAAACTCACGCAGAATATGAAGAGGCAATAAAAGATGATATGAAAGATTTAGACCCAGAAGAAGAAGAAAAAACTGAAGGCTGCTGTGGTGGTGGCTGTAAAGAATCTTCTGATGAAGGGGAAGAAAAGGTTTCAGAAGAAGAGTCTCTGCCTACAGGGAAGCGTTTTTCTGAGGAGGTCAAAGATGTGCTTGCAGCGTTGGA